GTCACGCCTGAGGAGGGTGCCAAGTGGCATCTGATCCAAACACTAGCCGGTGACCAAACTGATGGTTACTCTGGTGCACCTGGGGTAGGTGTGAAGCGAGCAGAGATTCTGTTTGACAAACACGGCTACAGCTGGGAAACCGTAGTCAATGCATTTAAGGAGAAAGATCTCGGTGAAGAGATTGCTTTACAGAATGCTCGACTAGCCAAGATCCTTACCGTAGATGACTATGACTTCACACAACGATGTCCAATTCTTTGGACCCCCGCCCCCAGTTACAGAGTTGACGATGGAGCAAAGCTTCAAGATGCGAAGGATGAGAGACCTGCTGCCTAACGCAGACAAGGAAGATCTCATCACACTGCTTGATGCTTTACAACATCAGAACTTCTGTCTATGTAATACCGTTAGTAACCTAGTAAAAAATTGGCCCGCCCATCCTACTACACCCGAGGAACAATAGAAGTCTGGGACTTCATCCGCGATCAAGAGCTGAACTACTTTCTCGGGAATGCAATCAAATACATCTGCCGTGCAGGCTACAAAGACTGTAAGGTAGAAGACCTACAAAAAGCTATCACCTATCTTGAGAAAGAACTAGAACATGTCGCTGCTATCCAACCAAGCCATCGAATTCCGCCAAGCGTTCAATATACGGAACGATTTACAGAACCGGAACCTCCAGAAGTCTTTGATCGTTGAGGAGTTCAAAGAGTTCCTCGAATCTCATCAGCAAATGCAGCTGATCCATCCTCAGGACCGGGAGGCTTGCCTAAAGGAGCTTGCTGACCTAGTATATGTGTGTGCTCAGTACGCTGAGAACATGGACTGGGATCTAGAGCAAGCTCTACGCCGTGTCCATCAATCGAATATGTCCAAGCTAGGAGATGACGGCAAACCGATCTACCGCGAGGACGGCAAAGTCCTCAAGGGACCTAACTATCAACCACCTGATTTGTCTGATCTTGTCTAATGTCCAATCTTATTTCACGAACGGGTCGCGTCCAAAGCTGGATCGACGACCCAACATCTCGTCTACCTGTCAGCTGTACAATTTTTAAAGTTGATGACTCTTGCGAGGGTCCTGAAGGTATCGAAGCCAGCTGGCGGTTTGCATCACACGCTCTCCGCAACGGAGCTGGTGTAGCAATCCACCTGTCTGAACTTCGAGCGAAAGGAACTGAAAATGGAAAGGGACTTGTCGCTAGCGGCCCGGTTTCATTTGGCCAAATCTATTCGACCCTTAACTCTGTACTCCGACGTGGGGGTGTTTATAAGAACGGTGCTGTGGTCCTGCATTTGGACCTGTGCCACGCTGATGCTCTTGAGTTTATACAAGCTCCACGTCATGAGCTTCCTTGGGCTAAGCGATGCATCAACATTACAGATGAATGGTGGGAGGCGTGTTCTTTTAAGGAGGAACTACTCAATGGCATTAAGTCCGGTGACATTTGGCTCAACAAAGTAAAGTATGACAAAGAAGGGAACCGTATTCGAGGCAACGTTTGTCTCGAAGTGTACCTGCCTAGCCGTGGCACGTGCCTCTTACAGCATGTTAATCTTGGAGCCTGTGAGTTCGATGACATTCCAAAAGCTTTTGTCGAAGGTATGTCTGAGTTGTGTGCACTGCACGGAACCACTGGAGTTGGTGAGAGTGGTGAATATCTCCCGCCTGAAACAGACCGACAAGTCGGCCTTGGAATGCTCGGACTTGCAAATCTCCTTCGACGTGTAGGTGTTACCTATGAACAATTCGGTCGTGCACTTGACCAATACAACCGTGGCGAGATTGTCCAGACACCTGCATTCGAGCTGGTCTCTCAATTCGGTGCCGGCATCGACGCTGCTTCAAGCATCGCACGTAGTTACACGATGGATCGAGCGTTCGCAATCGCTCCTACTGCAAGCTGTAGCTACCGCAGTAAGGATGTAGATGGTTTCACCTGCACTCCTGAAATTGCACCACCTATCTCCCGTGTCGTTGACCGGGACAGCGGCACCTTTGGTGTCGAATCATATTACTATGGCGATGTAGAGATCGCATCAGAAGTCGGCTGGGACGCTTACAAACGCGTTGCTGATGGTATGATGACGATGCTGGATCGCACTGGGCTTCTTCACGGGTATAGCTTCAATAGCTGGAGTGATGTTGTCACCTACGACAACGCCTTTATCGAAGAGTGGCTAAAGAGTCCCCAGACTTCCTTGTATTACTCGCTCCAAGTTATGAGCGATACACAAGATAAATCTGATGCGTATGCCGCTCTTGACCAACAGGATGTAGACGACTACCTTGCAGATTTACTCAATGAAAAAGAACCTACCTGTGACTGCCAAGAATGAAGAAACATCCTTATCAAAAATTACTAGAACGCAAGCGGACATGGACCCCTGTAGCTACTACCAAAGGGAAGTGCAAGGAGGGAGCGGAAGAGACTCTGCGCCGTGCACTTGCCTTGCGACACATGGAACTACCTGTGGGAGATTTTATTCGTGATGCGCTCGCCTCTGAAGTTCCATTTCTCGCACGTGAGATATTGGAGAGCAATGTCCAAGACGAGATTAAGCACGACCTCGCTTTGGGTTATGTCGCCAATGCTTGGGGCGTTGATCCGAAAGCTGAGCGGGAAGCCCTCGCACTCCGTGATGCCTGGACAGAACATCCTGATCACACTATCCTTAAAGCCATGGTTGCTGAGCGTGCAATCTTTTTCGTCCTATTACCCTTCTTTAGGTTTAATGGCGACGCAGGGATGCGAACTGTCTCAGCTGACATCTCACGAGACGAACAAGTTCACGTCGGAGTCAATTCTCTGGTTTGTAGAGAGCTTGGTGTGGAAGCTTCGCCGTCTCTGGATAAACTCCGTAAGGCGACTATTGCCTGGGTCATGCAACCACTAGGCAAAAGTGACGATAAATATTTGGACAAAAAATTTTGGCTAGAGTCTAGCGACCGGCTAATGTATGAGGGCAAAGCACCACAACTTGCTGACACACAGCGAGCCCGTATGCCTGCCTTTTTTGAACACGCTAATCAAAACCTCCCACAATATGCTTAACTTTCTCACGCCCGAGAAACTGCTAGCTGAGTTAGAAGAAAAATTCCCGCCACCCTTTACCGGACCAGAGGACAGGATTCAACACATCATGTTTAACGCTGGTCAACAAGATATTATCCATTGGATTAAACAACGCATCTCTGAAGAATAATGGCTTTTAATCAAGGCATTTATAATGCCATCATCAATATGGGTGGCTCAGCTGCATCTGCTAATAATGCAGCTCGGGCAAAACGCCCTGGACGTGCATTCCGTAGGTTCCAGGCAGCCTTTGTCCCTCCCCAAGCTGCAGCTCCTACTCCTGCTCCCCCGCCGATGCCTCAAGCATCACAATACCGAGCACCAACTCCTACAAACGCTACGCTTGGTGCACTAGATAGTGGGGTGCGTAGCCCCAACAAAAAACGTGAGCGTACTACGCTTGCTAGTTTGAGGATTCGTCCCAAGCGTCGGGTCAATCAAGCGCTTACCGCTGGCAGTGCTGCCGGCACTGGTCTTAACATTGGTTAATTAAATGACAGCAAAAAGTCGGTACGATGCACTAAGTAGTGGCCGTACTCAGTATCTTGACACTGCTGTTCGATGCTCTGAGCTTACACTTCCGTACCTTATCCAACGTGATGAGATGCGGACTACTCACAAATCCCTTACACAACCTTGGCAATCCGTTGGTGCTAAGGCAGTGGTAACGCTTGCATCTAAATTGATGCTGGCTCTGCTGCCTCCGCAGACAACGTTCTTCAAGCTGCAGATCAAAGATGACAAGCTGGGCACTGAGCTGCCTGCTGAGATTCGATCTGAACTTGACTTGAGTTTTGCTAAACTTGAGCGTATGGTGATGGACTCTATCGCTGCTTCTAGTGATCGTGTCACCGTTCACCAAGCCATCAAACATCTTGTTGTTGGTGGCAACGCTCTGTTGTTTATGGGCAAGGAGAGTATTAAGCACTACCCATTGAACCGCTATGTCGTAGAACGAGATGGTAACGGCAACGTAATTGAGATCGTAACCAAAGAACTGATTAACAAAAAGCTTCTACCTGTTGATATTGTCAAAGACCCACTGATGGTCAGCGAAGAATCAACAAACCAAAATAATGATGTAGAAGTTTATACTCATTGTAAGTTAGACAACAATCGTTGGGTCTGGCACCAAGAGGTGTACGACAAAAAGATTCCTGGCACTGAAGGTAAAGCTCCACGTGATGCATCGCCTTGGCTTGTGCTAAGGTTCAACTCGGTGGATGGTGAGAACTACGGTCGCGGCCGAGTAGAAGAGTTTATCGGTGATCTGAAGTCACTCGAAGCACTCTCTCAGGCTATGACAGAAGGCTCTGCAGCAGCTGCTAAAGTCGTCTTCCTTGTGTCACCCTCATCGACCACTAAACCGCAGACGCTGGCGAAGGCAGGCAATGGTGCTATCATTCAGGGGCGACCCGATGATGTTGCTGTTGTGCAAGTCGGTAAGACTGCTGACTTCCAAACAGCCATGCAACAGATGGCAACTCTCGAACGTCGCATTGCTGAGGCATTCCTTGTGTTGACCGTGCGACAATCAGAGCGCACCACAGCAGAAGAGGTTAGGCTGACACAGCTGGAACTAGAACAACAACTTGGTGGACTGTTTAGTCTGCTGACCGTTGAGTTCCTTGTGCCATATCTAAACCGCAAGCTGCTTGTGATGCAACGTAGTGGTGAGCTGCCTAGGTATCCTAAAGATCTAGTCAAGCCTACCATCGTTGCTGGTATTAACGCACTTGGTCGTGGTCAGGATCGTGAGTCTTTGACTGCATTCATCACAACCATTGCACAGACGCTTGGACCTGAAGCATTGATGAAACATCTCAATGCAGATGAAGTTGTCAAACGTCTAGCAGCTGCTCAAGGTATTGATGTGTTGAATCTCGTTAAGTCGATGGATCAACAACAACAAGAGATGCAGCAGAACATGCAGATGCAAGAACAGATGGAGCTTACCAAGCAAGCTGCAGCATTGGAATCTACACCAATGAATGATCCATCTAAAAACCCTGCACTAGCTGCTGAGCTAGAGCAAGAACAACAACCACCCATGGAATAATGGCAGAAGTATTTTCATCCGATAACAGCGTCACCCAAGAAGTCATGAACAGCCACGAGGCTGAACTTGCTGATTCTTTGCGGGTAGGCGAGGAGCTGGAAGCAGCTCATGAACAACGTCTGGCTGGTAAGTATCGCAATACTGAAGAGCTGGAGGCAGCGTACCTAGAGCTGCAACAAAAGCTAGGAAGTCAAGATGACGAGGAAGTAGAGTATGAGGAGGGTGATGAAGAGTTTGATGATGGCGGTCTGTATGATATTCTAGATGCATATCGAGAGACCGGTGAGATCACCGATGAAGCTATCGAAGCTATTAACAACATGTCACCTGCTGATGTGTTTGCATTGATGGCTGATCGAGAAGCTGGTGCTCAAGGTCGCGAGATGTCAGGAGAAGAAATCTCTGCTGTATATCAAGCAGTTGGCGGGGAGCAAGAGTATGGTGCTCTGACTTCCTGGGCTTCTCAGAATCTCAGCGACAATGAGATTGACACCTACGATGCAATGATTGAGTCTGGCGATATGGGTCAGATCAGCTTTGCACTACAAGCTCTTTATTATCGTTACACTGAAGCTATGGGACAGGACGGAAACATGTTGCAAGGTAAGCCTGCTCAGGCACAAGGCGGTTTCCGCAGCCAAGCAGAACTCGTTGCAGCTATGAATGATCCTCGGTACGACAATGATCCAGCGTACCGCCAGGATGTTATTAACAAACTGGAACGATCTGATCTTAACTTCTAATGAACGACACACAAATCTGGCCTACTGAACCTCGCATGTACATCGACGAAAACTCTATCCCTCATAACGAACGCGCCGAGCGTCTCAATGGCAGGCTTGCCATGCTCGGCGTGATGGCTGCGCTTGGAGCGTATGCACTCACTGGTCAAATTATCCCTGGTATCTGGTAATGCCCTACGGTAAAGGAACTTACGGCTCACAAGTGGGTCGCCCTAAAAAGAAACTTTCACCCGCACAAAAGAAGATCGCTGGTCAAGCCGGTAATCCTAAGAAGATTGAGAAGGCTGACTTCACCAAACTTCGGAAGATGAAGTGATGGCACACAAAGGCAAAGGATCTTGCGGAGGCAAGAAAGGTGGCAAAGGCTACAAAAAGTAGTACACGTTCTGTTAGTCTAAAGATCGGTGTACACAAATCGAGGTCCGGTGGCTTGACAGCTGCCGGTCGTCGTAAGTATAATAGAGCAACGGGGTCAAACCTGAAGGCTCCTCAGCCTGAAGGTGGGCCTCGTAAACGTTCGTTCTGTGCTCGTATGTCTGGTAACAAAGGACCTATGAAAGATGAGAAGGGACGGCCTACACGGAAGGCACTGGCACTTCGCAAATGGAAATGCTGATGCAAAAGAAAAAGAAAAAAGACTTGAAGATTGCGGGTGGCTTAAATCACCCGATTGATCCTGAAGGTCATAAAAAAGTTAATAAGGGTGCAAAAATCTACAACAAAGGCAAAGGTACTGACAACCCTAACGAGAAAGAAACTTTCTTGAAGCGTACCGGTCCTCGCCTACCACTCGCCAAGAACAAATCAAAGAAACGTTATGGCTAAACCTGGACTCTATGCCAATATCCACGCCAAGCGTAAGCGTATCGCTGCTGGCAGTGGTGAAAAAATGCGGAAGCCTGGGAGCGCTGGCGCCCCTTCGGCAGCAAACTTCAAACGTGCAGCTAAAACTGCAAAACGTAATCTAAAAATTAAGTAAACAATGACAGCTACTATCGCACTTCAGAAGCAGTCCTCTTTGTGGGACCGCTACCTCCAGTGGGTTAGCAGCACTGAGAACCGGCTTTATGTAGGACACTTCGGTGTCCTTATGATTCCTTGTCTACTGGCAGCTACCACTTGTTTTATCGTTGCATTCATTGCAGCACCACCTGTTGATATTGATGGCATCCGTGAACCGGTTGCTGGATCACTTCTCTATGGAAACAACATCATCTCCGGAGCAGTCGTACCCAGCTCCAACGCAATCGGACTCCATCTCTACTCCATCTGGGAAGCAGCCAGTCTTGACGAATGGCTCTACAACGGAGGACCATATCAATTTGTGGTCTTCCACTTTCTCATCGGTGTCTTCGCTTACATGGGACGCGAATGGGAACTTAGTTATCGACTCGGAATGAGGCCCTGGATCTTTGTTGCATACTCCGCTCCTGTTGCTGCGGCTACAGCCGTATTCCTGGTGTA